TTAGTTCTTCTCCTATGCCGTAAAATCCTTAGGAACATACTCCTCTGGTTTGAATCCGTAAGGAACCGCCCAGTTACGTGATGCGAGTGCTCCGATCATCTTAGATGCAGACTGGAAACTCCATAACCCGACATCTTTAAAACCGTATCGTTCCAAGCATTTAATCTGTTTTGGCGTAGATAGTCCTGCACTGCTTCGCTTGATAAGCCTGTCAAGTAACATAGAAGCATATCCTTTTGTCTGAATAGCTCCGGCGTTAAGACCAAACTTCTCAATAGCGGAAAGCTGTCCCTGAGTGGGTTCATCCGTCTCCCATCCGAATGTCGGCTCGTAGTCCTGAAGCTCTGCATCTCGGATACTGTATTCGTACTGCATAATATCGACCAGTTTCGCCTTTTTGCGTCTCTGCTCTGCAAGCTCACGTGCGAGCGCAGCCTCACGCTCCTCACGTACTGACTCAGATACCTGCTCAACAGTCTCATCAGAGATATTCATAGGCTCCCCGGACTCATCCATGATCTGATCCATCCGGGCGGCGATCTCTTCTTTTTTGCATATCAGACATGTCGGCCGACATAGCTCATGGCGTGTTGTATGCCATAAGAAATCAAGTATCAATAAGTGATCTTTACTTTCAGACAGTCTGGTACCGCGTCCGATCATTTGACAGTATAGGCTTCTGACCTTTGTAGGGCGTAACACAACCACACAATCTACAGAGGGACAGTCCCATCCTTCTGTCAGCAACATGGAGTTGCATAATACACCGCTTTTGGCCTGCTCATAGTCTGCAAGGATCTCTGTCCGGTCTTCACTGTTTCCGTTTACCTCCCAGGCTTTTACGCCTCGGTCTGTCAGTAGATCCTTAAACCTCTGAGACGTAACTACCAAAGGTAAAAATGCGACGGTCTTCCTGTCTGCATACTTTTCTGCAATGATGTCTGCTATTTGCTCCAGATACGGATCCAGAGCCGTACCGAGATCCCCCACGGCATAATCTCCGTTCTGTGTCTTCACTCCTGATAAGTCAATGTTAAGCGGAATCGTCTGCGCTTTTATGGGACATAAGTATCCCTCACGAATTGCTTGTGGGAGCGTGTACTCATAGGCCAATGTCTCAAAAAACTGACCGAGATTTTTCATATCCCCACGATCTGGAGTAGCCGTTACGCCTAATACGTTCGCGTCAAAGTAGCCTAAAACTTTTTGATAACTGTTTGATAGGGCGTGATGAGCTTCATCAACGATAACGGTGCTAAACTCATCCGGATCATATTGCAGGAGTCTTGTATCTCTCATTAAGGTCTGTATTGACCCTACGACCACTGGAAACATTGTTCCGGCGGCGTAGCTGTCAGCCTTGTCGAGTGCGCTGTCTATGCCTGTGAATTTTTTAAGCTTCTCGGCTGCCTGCTCTAATAGCTCCATCCTGTGAGCCAGGATCAACGTGCGATTTCCTTTTTCGGTCTGCCTTCTGGTCGTTTCCGAGAAACAAAGAGTCTTGCCGCATCCTGTAGGAAGCACGAGAAGCGTTTTTTTAATGCCCTTTTCCCATTCAGCATCTATCGCATTGACAGCATCTAATTGATATGGTCTTAGGTTTAATCCCATACACTTCCGTCTCCCTCCTTTTTGGCGTACAGCGTGGAGATTTTGTTGTGATAGTTGTCATTGCTCTGATTCTTTTCCTGAATCACTTTGCATCTTCCACTCTTACCGGGCAGCGCGTTCCAATCCATCTTTGCCTTTTTGCCTTCTTCTTTGAGTCCTACAGACTTAAAGAGTTGAGACAGCTTCCACTCCATAGTCGAGCAGAGATAAAACCTGTCTGTTAAAGTCACTGTGTCCTTGTCGTTGCCAACCTTAAATGATACGGTGGCCATTTTGCAGGCCGGGAGTTTCTCGGATCCGTCGTACTGACCTCTCTCGAAGTTGACTATTGTAAAGTCATAATCTCCTGCATCCAAAAGTTTAAACTCACTATCCTGTTCGATCTCACTGTCCCAGTCGAACAGTTCAACGTCTGTTACTGCCATAATTAAACCTCCTTAATCGAATGGTACCGCGTCAGATACATCTGAGCGATTTTGTATAATTAACTTAAACATCTTATCCCACTGATTTATCAGCGCGTTCTGGATAAATCCCGGATCGTAATCTTGGATCAGTGTGTCATAAGGATATACACCTTTGTTGGATACAACTGTCCTGACTTCCCACCCTGCGACACCGTTATCGAGCATCAACTTTTTAAGATCATCCGGGATATTCATATCTGCAACCCCATCATTCTCAATCTCGATTTTGATCTCAGGAGTTGTTTTTTTAGCCGGCTTTTCTTCTTTTTTCTTTTCCTCCTTTTTCTCTGTTTTTGCCGGTTTGTCTACATTACTGAAAAGATGAGCTATAGCCTCATACTTAAAAGGGAGCTGATCCGGAAGCCCGTGCCGATTCTTTGCATCCCAACAAGCATGATGAGTTGTGTACATGATCCTCTCACCGCCCTGGGCTTTTTTGGTCTTCGTTTTCGAGTCTTCATATACCAAGGTTTTATAATTACCAAAAAGCACGATATCAGCCCATTCCTTTAATATTGGCGAGTCCTTTTTGGACAGCTTCAGCTCCCATCTGTCATATGCTCCCATCTCGTCGGGCTGCTCAAATTTTCGCATCTGAGCATGAGCTGTGAAGGCTACGTTAATGTTTAAAGCAATCACTTTGTCGAGTAGGGATAACAGTTTCTGAAAGTTCTCTTGTACATATACGTATCCCTTGCCGTATCCATAATCTTCTATGCTCTTGATGTTTTGGCCACCCTGTGAGACTGTGTAAGCAATGCATGCCTGCTCAGCCCAGTCGGCCGTATCGATCACAAGCGTTTTGCAGCAGTCCGGATGATCGATAACATAATGGACAGCAGTTAGAATCTCATTCCAGTCCTGCATCATATCCCCGAATCGTGCCACGTCTAACTGTTTGGTGCTTCCTTCCGTGTCGATAAACACCGGATCCGGAAGCTGTGACATAAATGTCGATTTTCCAAAGCCTTCGGGCGCGTATAGTACAATTTTTAATGCGCTTTTGACTTTACCTTTTGTTATTTCCATAAGCTCCTCCATGTGATATAATTAATGAAGTCGGTGATACATTTTGAATTTTCATATCTCATACTCAAAAAAGTATCCTTCTTCTCAGCTCCTGCGGTCCGTCACACCGCGGGAGTATTTAATTTAACTGCCCTAACCTCAGATCCGTCCGATAACTGAATATGGACATCACCGCAGTAGATACTCGCCCAGTTGATAAACTTCCGATAATGCTTTTTGTCGGGCTCTTCCGTAATCCCTGGTTGAAAGTAAAGCTCAATGATGATCCCTGCGGGAGCTTCCGTCACATACTCCGCCTTGATGAATCGCTTGCCGCCCTCGTTGGGATCTACGAGCAAATCCCGTGAAATCTTTACTTTCTGTCCCGGATATAATCCCGAACGCTTCCAATTTGTGGCCATATAATCACCTCCTATCGGCCTTGCACCCACTTAACAAAAACTCTTCCCTTACTTGTAGACATTAGAGCTTTCGCCGCCTGGTAGTCGGGCTCCCAAATATCTATCACAGTGCCCTTTTTAAGCCCCTCTGTAGCTCCTGTGTCCACACATTCGTACATTCCGATATATTCGCCGTCCAAAGTGTAAACGATAGCCATATCGCCTAAATGTGTGTTACAAGCGCATATGCCTTCGTGTGTCGGTACTCCTGTTGCTGTCGTGCCCTGAATCGTGTAGGCCGTAACATACATCTTTTCAAAGCCCTGACCTTCCCAGTCAATATCCCACTGTCTGGAAGCCTGAGCTTTAAGGCTTAAAAAGATCATCACCCAGACGATCAGGATCAGGAGCCCGAGGAGCTTACTTATACCACTTTTCATAGTGATACCTCGGTATAGTTACGACTCCGATAGCTCCGACAACCAACATGGCTATTGTCTGGATCCATCCCGTGCCAAACTCGATACAGCCCGGTATGCCGGCAACCCCGGCAACAATCAGAAACATACATATCCAATACAATGCTTTCATGCAAACCCTCCTGAGTTAAAAATGTTCTCCGCAACCTCGGGGATAAAAAATGTTTTCGTTCCCTCCGGATGAAATACGCCCTCGAGATACTTCTTTACGTGCTGTGTTTTTTTCTGACCGAGATACGCTGCAAGCTCCCCCGGCCGGATGAAAGAACCGCCGACATATGCTTTTAGGTCTTTCTCGATGTCTTTTGCAGTGGTCATGTTGCTCCTC